TCCTGCTGGGGCGCGCTCTCGACACGACGCCCGGCGATTACGACATCACCGGCTCGCCCGTCGATCTTGAGAAGGCGACCGCCGGTCAGTTCGTACTGCAAACGACGCCGGGCGCGTACAACATCACCGGCTTCCCCGTTGAGCTGATCGCCAACATCACGCAGCTTGCAGGCGGCGGACCCGGCAAGACGGCCAAGCGTCGTGGCTGGGCGAACGAGCGCGCCAGGTTCGAGGAGTCGCTGCGCACAGAGGAGGTGGCCGAGCAGGTCAAGGCGGCGCAGCGCGTGCTGAAAAAGGCGCAGTCTGAATCGGCGCAGCGCCTTGGCGAGCTGGTGGAAGAGTACGAGGCCGCCCGCGCGTCGCTTGATGAACTGCGCGAGCAGGTGGCACGCATCGAGCGCGAGTCGCGCATCCGCGAGGAGGTCGAGGTCGCCTCGAAGGTCGTCGAGATCTTCGCCCGCGAGGAGGAGGAGATCATCGCCATCCTCGAGATCATCGACGAGATGGACTCGCGCGCATTGCTTGCCGCTGTCGGGATTGCTGCATGAATATTGCGCGATTCACAGGACAGCATCTAGAATAGATTTCATGGTTGCCGCCCACCACAGGGCGAGAGGTTGAAAATGTCAGAAAATACGGCAGAGCTTGAGACAATTCCCGAGGATGCACTCGACACCGAGATGGTGATCGAGGACGAAGCAGACGATGGGGATATGGTTGTCTCGATTGGGGATGAGTCGCCGGACCCCGAAGAAGAGGATGTGCAGCAGAACCAACCCGCTCCGCAGTGGGTGAAGGATCTGCGCAAGGCGCATCGAGAGCTACAGCGACAGCATCGCGAACTTCAGCAGAAGCTGACGACCGCCGAGCCGCCACGTAAGCAGGCGGTGGGTCCGAAGCCCAAGCTCGAGGATCACGACTACGACGCCGAGGCTTTCGAGGCGGCACTCGAATCCTGGTACGACCGCAAGCGAGCCGCTGACGTAGAAGCCGAAAAGGCGAAGCGTGCAGAGGAAGAGCAGGCGAAGTCGTGGCAGGCAAAGCTCGACGCCTACGGCAAAGCGAAAGCGGCGCTGAAGGTGAAGGACTACGAGGACGCCGAGGCGATTGCGCAGGAGACCTTCTCCGAGGTTCAGCAGGGCATCATGCTCCAAGGCGCGGACAATCCCGCTCTTGTGGTGTATGCGCTCGGCAAGAACGCTCGGCGAGCGAAGGATCTGGCTGCGATCCAAGATCCCGTAAAGTTCGCGTTTGCGGTTGCGAAGCTGGAGAAGGAACTCAAAGTGACTACTCGCAAGCCACCGCCGGCGCCAGAGCCCGTTGTTAAAGGCACCGGGCGTGCAAGTTCTGTAGATTCAACACTCGAGCGGCTGCGCAACGAGGCATTGAAGACCGGCGATATGTCGAAGGTCATGGCCTACAAGCGGTCGCGGCAACAAAAATAGTAGGAGTCTGAAATGCCCAATGCATTTTCGAAAGAGGAAATCGTAGCGTTCGAGAACATTCTCGAAGGCTTCCAGGATGCGCTCGTTCTGAGCCGTAACGTCAACGTCTACGCCACCGACGGCGCAACGATGGAGCGCGCACGCGATACCATCTGGCGTCCGATGCCGTACATCGCGCAGAGCTTTGATAGCACTGTCGGCTCGTCTATCTCGTCGAACTACGACGACATGACGCAGCTTTCCGTGCCGTCCACGCTCGGCTTCTCCAAGACCTCGGCTTGGAAGCTGAACGCGAAGGAACTGCGCGACGCGCTGCAAGAAGGCCGCCTTGGCGATGCTGCCAAGCAGAAGCTCGCGTCCGACATCAACCGTTCCGTTCTGAACGTCGCATCGAACCAGGGCACGCTCGTGGTTGCAGTCGCTGGTGCGGCGGGTGACTACGACGACGTGGCACTCTGCGATGCGATCATGAACGAGCAGGGCGTGCAGGATTACGACCGCTACCTGGCGCTGTCGACCCGCGACTACAACGGACTGGCTGGCAACTTGGCGGTTGCGACCCGTTCGTTCGGTAACGCGAAGTCTGATCGCGCGTATGAGCGATCCTACGTCGGCATGGTTGCAGGTTTCGATACCTACAAGATGGACTACGCCAACCGTCTGGCTGCCCAGGCGACGGCTGTCACCATCGCAACCAACGGCGCCCAGGTCCGTTTCGTCCCGCGAGCAACCACGACCTCGACCGCGGGCGTTCTGAACGTGGACAACCGCTATCAGACGGTAACGGTATCGACCACGGTCGGCGTGGTGGCAGGCGACTGCTTCACCATTCCCGGCATCGAAGCCGTGCATCAGATCACCAAGCAGTCGACGGGCCAGCCGAAGACCTTCCGCGTGATCTCGGTCGACACTGGCACGACGATGACGATTTCTCCGCCGATGATTGGCGCGAACTCGTCTCCGACCGATGCTGAGCTTCAGTACAAGAACATCAACGTAGCGTCGACCTCGGCGACTGCGACGATCAACTGGCTGAACGACAACGCCTGCAACGTCAACCCGTTCTGGTTCAAGAACTCGATCGAGCTGCTTCCGGGCCGATACGCAGTTCCGACCGACAGCGGCGCGGCGGTCATGCGTGCAAGCACGGACCAGGGCATCGAGCTGGTGATGCAGAAGTTCTACGACATCGACACCATGACGATTAAGTATCGTCTGGATACGCTGTACGGGGTCGTCTGCACCGCGCCGGAAATGGCCGGCGTGCTGATCTTCGGTCAGTAATGACTGAATAGAGAGGGGCGGCGCAATGCCGCCCTTTCTCTTTAGGAGCATTTATGCCGTTGAAGAAGGGCTACAGCCAGAAGTCGATCAGCTCGAACATCTCGAAGGAGATGAAGTCAGGACGCCCGCAGAAGCAGGCGATTGCAATCGCGCTCGAGACGGCGCGCACCGCAAAGAAGAAAAAGGGGAAATGATGTATCCGCGCCACGTTTACTGCTCGCCGGGTCCGTATCAGAAAACGACAAGCCATCCCACGTGGGGCTGCAAGTCGGTCGAGAGCGAGGAAGAGCTGGCAGAGGCGCTGGCGTCGGGTAAATGGTTCGAGTCGATTGCGGAGGCGTGCGACGCTGCGGGCGAAGCCGCCTATCCGCGCCTGCGCGGGCGTATGCGCTCGATTGCACTGCGCAAGCGACGCACGTACCCTATGCCGAGCGACGAGGCTCCGCCCTCGCGAGGGGAGATTGAACAACAAGCACGCAAGCTCGGGATTCGCTACAATGCCCGAACGGCTGACAAGGTATTATTGGCGCGAATCAGCGAGGTGATGCGAGGCAATGGCGTACACGAAGAGGCAATTCGTTGAGGCGGCGCTCACCGAGATAGGACTCGCGTCCTACGTTTTCGATATCCAGCCGGAGCAACTCGAGTACGCACGGCGTCGTTTAGACGCCATGATGGCGGACTGGAACGGCAAGGGTCTCCGGCTATCCTACCCGATACCTGCGTCTCCCGAGCAGGGCAGCCTGGCAGAAGAAACCAACGTTCCCGACAGCGCAAACGAGGCGGTTATTCTCAACCTCGCCGTGCGCCTGGCGCCGTCGTATGGCAAGCAGATCATGCCGGACACGCGCCTGCTGGCTAAGACCGCCTACGATACCGTCTTGCAGCGCGCCACCGCGCCGATTGAGCTGCAATTCCCCGATACGCTCCCGTCCGGCGCAGGTAACAAATACTGGCGCGACGCGGACGATCCTTTCATGCCAACCCCGGTTGATCCTGTCGAGACAGGCCCCGAGGGCATTCTGGAGTTCAACTGATGCCGCAGATTATTAACCTGTCTCCCATCGGCGAGGTTCTCCCAGGCGATAGTCTGCCGATCTTCGACGAGTCGAACGGCGACACGCGGCGGGTGTCGGTGGGGCAGATGCAGACCTACATGCAGAACAACCTCGACATGCCCGACAACTCGGACGAGGTTAACTTCTTGCAGGCGGGCACGGGCGCTGTCACGCGCACGGTGCAGAGCAAGCTGCGGGACGTGGTGTCGGTAAAGGATTTCGGGGCTGTCGGAGATGGGGTTACGGATGACACGGCTGCAATCAATGCAGCATTATCCGCCGCCGCGACCAATGGCTGGGCGGTTTCGTTTCCGCTAGGAACGTATCTTCACAGCGCAAAGCTCGTCGTAAAAAACGGCGTGCGGGCGTTGATTGGCGAAGGCGGAGTTATCAAGGCGTCTTCAAATTCGTGCGGCATTCTTCTTGCTGGAAAACAATCTCTGGAACTAAACAACGTTACAGATTGCGATATTTTGAATCTCATTATTGATGGCAACGGGTATTCGTTCACCGCCATCGAAGGACAAAACGTTCAGAAAAGCAATGTCACTGGAAACGTCATCAAGAATATTACAGACGGTTACGGGATCATGTTCCGGTCTTATCTGGCTGGCGTTCGGAACACGTCGTTCGTCAATATCTCAAATAATCGAATTTCTTTAACCACGGCTTACTACGGAGCAGGCGTTAGCGCCATCGCGCTGGATGTGTTGAACGCGGAGCTAAATTACGCGCCCTATGCTGATGCGGTTGCATACTGGCAGGGCACATTTACTGCGGCGCTTTCTACCTACTTTGCAGACTTGTGCGTGGTCTCTAACAACCTGATTTCAGGTGGGTACTACGGCATTTCGTTGGCAGGGGCAACCCGCATAGGCGTAACCGGAAACTCGGTTGAAGTAAACACGCGCAACATTTCGATTCAGCACGGAAGCTCAAGAAACACCGTCTCGGGCAACAACTTTTCTGAGTCTGCTTCAAGCTCCATTCACATGGCGTTTGGTTCATCCTTCAACGTCATCACTGACAACAAGATTAAAAACGCATCGAATGGTGGCGAGGCCTTGATTCAGGCTCGCCAAGGGTGTGCCGATAACGTCATCTCTTCCAACCAAATCGCCGCGCTTGGGACAACTGGAAACCAATATTTTATCTATGTCGGCCTGAAATCAGACCGATGCCTTGTGGAAGGCAACCAGTGTTACGGAAACGCTGAACGCGGAGGGATTTGCGTTGAAAGCGACTGGAATACTGCGGTTCCTAACCAGTACAGTTACGCATACGGAAAAACACTTCCGGGCGAATGGTCAAACGCGGCGCTTACGGGCGTTGTGGTTCGTGGCAACCTTATAAATTTGACTTTCGTTCGCCCTGCCTTGATGTTTTTTGCTATTCAAGGCGTCACCAATTCGTGCAACCTCACCGGATGCGTTGCTGATAGCAACACCGTCACGACAACAACACCGTTTTATCAGTTCGAGGTGTACGAATACGGGACCGCAACTGTCTCTGATCTTCAGGCAACGGGGAACAGCTTTAGTGTCGGAGCTACCGCGTCGCAGTTTGTGATGCCGCGGGGATGGCTGCATTTTTCCAATCGAGCGCAGAACAAGATTCTCGATACTGCCATTGTTACGTTTACTAGCGGTGATACAACGCCGAGCGTCAAATTCGGCAGCACGGCGTTTTTGTGCGGAAACTCGTCGGCAACATCTATTACGTATTTTGATGACGGAACCGAAGGCATGGAAATCACCGTAAAGCTCGACGTGAATACGACGCTTGTTCACAACACGTCGCTGATGCGACTGAAGGGCGGCGTTAACGTCACCGGCGTGACTGCAAACGACTTCATTACGCTTCGCAGATACTCAAGCATCTGGTTTGAAACTTCAAGGAGCTTCTAACCATGCCTGGAATCGCATCTCTCCTCCGCTCCCGCACCATCCAGTTTTCTATCGCACTGGCGGTGCTCTCTGTCTTGCAAGGCTTCGTTTTCCACCTACCGCTCCCGCCCGCCGGTCAGGCGTTCGTCGGGTGCATGATTGCCATCGCTGTCGTGGTGCTGCGCGCGATCACGACGATGCCATTGAAGGAGCGCTGATCGTGACGGATGTTGACCCCGTGAAATTCGGACTGCTGATCGGGCAGGTAAAGACGCTTGAGGCGCAGGTCGAGGACTTGCAGAAGGACGTGAAGGAGCTCCTCGCGCTCGCCAATCGCAGCCACGGCGGAATCTTCGCCGGCATGGCGATTGCGTCAGCGCTCGGGGGCTTGGGAACCTGGTTCGTTAATCACTTGGTGAAGTAAAGATGCCGACGATCAACAAGCTCCCGCTCCTCGGCACGCCGTCAAGCGGCGATCAGATTCCCGTCTATGCGCCGAACTCGGGTGATGCGCGGAGGATGTCGATCACGGCTTTGACCGACTACATGCAGGACACGCTCGACCTTCCCGACAATTCGGACGAGGTGAGTTTTTTGCAGGCAGGCACCGGGGCGGTGACGCGGACGGTGCAGAGTAAGCTGCGGGATGTCGTTAGTGTGAAGGACTTTGGGGCGGTAGGCGACGGGGTTACGGATGATCGCGCCGCAGTGCAGGCGGCTCTGAATAGCGGCGCTGCGTCTGTGTACGCCCCCGCAGGAATCTATCTGATCGGTACGGATTCCGCGCTCACTGTTCCCGCAGGCACCACAGTTCGAGGCGATGGCCCAAACACCATTCTGCTTAAGACCAGCGGCACGGCCGACGTGTTTTCTACCACCGGCAACAACGTGACGATCGAGCGCCTGCGCATCGAGGGGCCCGACAACGCGTCGGTGGACGGCATAGTTTTCAACAACTGCTCACGCGTGCGTGTACGCCACATACAGGGTTACCGACTCGCTAGCACTGTGACGGTCGGTCTTTCAATTAACTGCGACGACGTATTGATCCAGGACGTGTTCAGCGACGACAACACCCAGCAGGGCGTACATCTGAACAAAGTCACGAGGGCCGTTATGCGCGACTGCTACAGCACGGGCATCGGCTCTTCAAGCCTGCATCACGGCTTTTATATTGGCAACTGCACGGACATAGAGGTTGCCAACTGCCGAGCCGAGGGTTGCTCCGGCGCTGGGCTGCACTTTTACGCGCAGTCGTCGTTCAACGCGGCACGCCTTAGCGTTTTGGGCGGGCAATATCAAGGCAATGGCGTCGCTGCGTCAAGCCTGCGCGGAGGCGTTGTCATCGGCTGCGACGCCACGTCTAGCATGAACGACGTTCTTCTTGTCGGTGTTCAAGCCCGTAACAACAATGGCTACAATATTTGCACTAGTTGCGTCAGCACGCTCGATATTCGTGATTGCGTGACCAACGGCAACGCCAAGGCAACCGTTAATGGCATCTACTGGGAGGTCACGCGGGCAGGTAACTACTCGGCCAGCATTGTCGGCTGCCGCACATATGCCAACAACAGCGGTATCCGCCTGGTAGCTACCGCAGGCACGGTTGATGAAGTTTGGGTTGACGAAAATTTGATCCACGACAACGACGCCGGCATCTACGCCACCGGCGCTGTGATGAGCAACTTTTACATCGGCAGCAACAACGTGTTCCGAGGCAACACCACAAGCGGAAACCTTGTCGGTA